CTGCAATTCTATTTTCTTCTTCAATAGTAATCTCTTTAGGTTTTTCATCATTAAATTCTTTATTAAATTCTCCAGATGAAGTTGGCATACCATTAGGCACTTGAGCTTGCATTTGTTGTTGATATAAGAATGCCATATGTTGTCCAATATGAGCCAACATCTGTCCATATAAAACTTGTTTAGCTTCAGGGTTACCAGCAAATCTAGGATCATTAATAAATTGTTGATGAACTGCAATATGAGCTGCATGATCTTGTTCTTCAAAAACTTTTATAGGTTTACCATTTAATAAAGCCATATTTTCAGATACAGGATCACGTCTTGGTAATTCATCTTCTTGAATCATTAAATCATTGTAATCAGGAATATTTAAAGATTGTAAAAATCTTCTATATGCTTCTTTTACATCTATAATATTTGGTGCTTGCTGCGCTAATTGTAAACCAGTTTGAGCAAGAGCTATACGCTGTGCTTGAGAAAAAATGTTAGGGTCGCTAACAGGCACAACACTAATATCAGTTGAAAAATCTTTTCTTCTGATAGTTTTACGTTCTCCAATAACATCATAAGGATATTCATCATCTAAGTATTCTCCATTTAGTTCGTATATTAATTTAAATTCTCTTCCTTGAGCTTGATGTAATCTTTTATGTATTGCACTAAATACTTTAGAACCTTGTTCAATTAATGCAATAGTAGTACCAACAGGTCCTGATCCTGCAGATTGACCAACCATAGCATCAGCGATAGAAGCAAAACGTCTACCTGATTCTGTTAAAACTCCTAAAAGCTGAAGGAGAGTAGGAGAAGGCTCTTTGAAAGGTAAAGGAATAAAACTCTTTCTTAAATCATCGCCATAGGCTTCTACTTCTACCCACTCTCCAGGGGAAACGGTGATGTCACCGCCTTCAATCCTTGCACCTTTAGCTCTAAAACCTCCGTTTAAATTAGCAAAAGCAGCTGAATCTAATAAAGCTCTTAAAGCACCAGTTGATGCATGTTGAAGACCGCCGATCATTTGGATTAATCCAAATCCATAAAATCCTAAACCAGGTAAATATTTATAATGTATAAAATAAGTTCTTTTTCTTTTTAAAGTATCTTCCTCTTTCCAGTTTCTTCTAATTGCTAAAACTGCAGTTGAATCATAATCTATTGTTACAATATATGGTAATGCTATTCCATTTTCGTCTTCGCCTAAATCTAAATTTGCATGAACTTCTAAAAGAGTATGCATTTTATCTGCCATACTTGGTGACATACCTTCAAGTCTTTGCATAGTCTGTGTTACTTGATCTTGATCTTTAGTATCGCTAGAAGAATATTTTGCTAATGGTACATCTCTATAAAAACCATCAATCTGTTGTTTCTTTAATTCATTAGAAGACATTTTCATTACTTGTGTATATCTCTCTGCAGTTTCTAAATCTGTATTTTGATATGAAATTACAAATTCTTCTGCAGGTACAAATTTACTGCATATTCTATCTAAACCATTGTCAAAATATATTTTTTTAAATGCAGAACCAGCTAATGCTAAATAAAATAACATTTGATCTAACTCATTAAAATAATCTGTAATTTGATTTGTTACTTGATAGTTCATAAAGTCTTGAACTCTTTGAGCTTGTTCTAATTTTTTATTTGTTTGTTTACCAATAATTTGAGTTTTAACAGGGCCACCTGCTGGAAACATTTCAGAAATAGCTCTTGCTTGAAACTGAGTTGCTGCTTCTGACATTAATGGATGATGAACACCTGAAGCTCCCGGGAAAGGATCACTTCTATCTTCTACTACAACACCTAACATTTTTAGTCCTTTAGAATATTGATCTTCCCATTGTTTTCTTGAAGACTTATCATCTTCATAAGCTGTAATTAATTGTTTACCTACTTTATTAATTTCTGTTTGATCTAATTCTTCTGCTAAATTAGAATAATGATTTGACTCAAAAACTTCTTCCTCTTTTTCAGTTTGTTCTTGATCTACATCTACACGAACTTTCTCACCTTTTTCGTTTGTGTATTCAAGTTTCTTTTTTTCTAATTCAACTTCTAATGCCATTATTTCCAACCAGTTAATTTAAGTATTAATTTTTCTAACCAATCTATAAATTTTTTAAATTTTTTTTTCATTTTTTATCTCCACATTTACATGTTTTAATTTTAAATATTTTGCAAATTATTTTTTTAATCCATATCATGCTTTTTTTGTTTTCTTTTTCTTACGTCCGTCTGCTCTTCTGTTTTTATCTCGTTTACCTTTCAAAATATCTTTATCTACTTTTGCAGCTTTACCGCCAGTAAGTGCAGAATTTACTCTAGCCATCGCCCATGCTTGTGGACTTACACCTTTTCTATGACCACTTGTTCTATATGCTGCTAATCCTCTATTATAGATTGCTCTAATTTTAGAAGCAGATACACCTGTCTTTTTTGCTTTATTTTTAATCGCTGTAGCTGTACTTGATTTTTTAGCCATACATTCTCCTAAATTTTTTATTATGTTTACTTTCTTTTTTAGAACCTACAAACTTTCCACCTTTTTTATCACCAGGTAAAACACCAGAACCTTTATTATCTTTATTTAATCTTTTGAGTGCAGCTTTTCTTTTAGCTCTTAACTTACCAGATGTTCCGGTAAGATACTGCTTCTTTACTTTTTTTCCTTTTGATTTTCTTCTTTGTGGTGTAGTCATTTCTTTTCTAAATTGTGTTCTTGTTAATACCATTACTTTTTCTTTTTTCCTGCTTCAGAAAGAGCAATAGCAATTGCTTGTTTTCTTGATTTAACTTTTTTCTTAGACTTGCCAATTGGTAATTTACCTTTTTTATATTCTCTCATTACCTTAGCAATCTTTTTTTCTTTTTTAGTTTTTCTCATTTAGGAAATCCTTTCCTCATATTTTTGTATGCCTTTTTAGATATAGTGGACTTTTTCTTACTTCTACTAATACCTTTTTTTCTTCGGGCATTTATGTTTGCATATAGACCTTTTTTCATTTGTGCATAATACCTCCTGGTTCACACCATATCTAATCCTATTGATTTATAAAACAAAAAAGCTAATATGTAAAATGTATTATGGTCTGAGAGTCCAAATAATCATTACTGCAATAGCTATCATCGCAAGTATTGTATTTACTGGTATAATTATTTCCATTAACTACTTACTCCTATAAGCCATAACATAAGAAATATATAACAAATAGGTTCCATTATTGTATATGAATTTTTTTAATTGATTTTGAGCCATCAATATTTAATTCTATTTCCGCTTCACCTTGCCAGCACTGATACCTTACATTTTTACTATACTGTCTTTCAGCTTCACGTTTATGTTTTAAACATATACCCATATTCTCTTGAATACGTGCTTCCTTAATATCACCACTTACAAACATTAATAATCCTACCACAGCTTCAATCATAATACCTTACCTTTGTTAGGGCCTTCTTTCACAACATATTTTTGTGTTCCGTTAGCACCAATTTCAACTTCTTTTTTTAAATCTTTTACAAAACGCATTTGTTTTGTTTTTTTCTGCATATTAGAAATATATTTAATTACCTGTTTTGTTATACGATCCGTTGCCATTATAATACATATCCCTATTTTTATCTTTTAGTTCTTCAATATCTTCTAATACTTTGTCCATTTGTTTTCTTAAAAATTCAATATTTACTTTATTCAAAGCCATGTTCTCAATATGTTTGTTAATCTTATCAGTGGTAGTATAAAGATTTTCGATCATCATGAATTGCTCGCTATCCGCGGGCAACGATCCCATTTCTCCTCTTGGCCATTTTATTCTAAACTCTGTATTCTTCTCAAGATCAGACTCCATAAGTTCTAATCTTGTTTCATGTCTATTAATTTGTTCTATAACTCCGAAATAACCCCACACACCAATTGCAACAATTCCAATTAAAGACGCAACTGTCTTCATTGGCATTTGTACTTGTTGTTCTTCTCCTATTTTAAGTGCCATTTAAATATTCCTTAAATTTTTAATCATAATAATTTACTAAAAAATAATAAAGCTACAGTCCCCACCGCAACTAATAAAACCCAATAGATTTTGTCTATCTTGCCACCCAATTTTTCAATATCATCATGCATATGTTTTAAATGATTATTTTTTATAGAGTTAACATCTCTAGTTAGACCTGTAATGTGGCCATATAAAGCTATAATGTGTTCACTTGTAGTGCGAGGTTTTTTTGCCATAAATTTTTTTATATTATATGGAATAAAAAAATGCTAGCTATAATTTAGCATTTCCATCTACGTCTAGCTTGTCTTATTCTTGAATTAGGATTATTTCTAGTTTTTGCAGAACTTCTTTTTAATTGACCTAGACTTCTAGCGCAATATGATTTTCTTCTTTTAGCTGCTTTACTACCAGGTTTTACTTTACCAGTAACAGCAGTTTTTAATTTAGATCCAGGATTAGCACGTCTATATGCCATTACACCTTTACGTGTCATACCAGCGCCTTTTTTAGTAGGTCTAAAATTTCCAGATTTTACAGATGTTTTAATTGGATTATCTCGTCTTCTTTTAGGTCTTATTCTTGTTCTTCTTCTTGGCATTATCTTCCCTGGCCTCTATACTTTTTTGGTCTTTGTTGTTTCGGACCATATTTTTTTCTTAATCGTCCTCTTTTCTTTTTTGTTTCTCTATGAAAAGTGCTTAGACCAATTAAAGTTTTCTTAGCCACGTTTCATTTTTTTCTTGCCACGCTTTTTCATTGCTTTAGCGATAGCCATAGAACGTCTTTTTTCGTAAGAAGACATTTTACCATCTTTATTTAAATCACCTTTTTTCTTCATCATTTTTCCAGTGATTTTAGAGTTTTGCATTCTGCCTTCGCCTGATCCAGCACCAGCAGTCATTTTCATTTTTTTATTTTTTCTTTTTTTCATTATTTCTCTTTCGCTTTTTTAAATGCTCTTTTACCCATTACTTCTGAAATTCTTTTATTACCAAATAATTTTCTCATGTTAGTTCCTTGCTCTTGAGCTTTTTTAAATAATAATCTGTCTTTGATATCTAAAACTTTAGGACCTTGCGCAACCATTTCTCTTTCTTTTGATTTGCCTTCTTCGTAACCATCGTCATCGAAGTCCATCGCTTTAGAAGTATTATCGAAGTCTACATCTAAAATTTCTTTTGTAACTTGTTTAGTATCTTTTTTTGCCATTACGAAATCTCCACTTCAATTTTCATTTCTTTTGCAACTTTCATTTGCATTTGTTTATCTCTTTCGACTTCTTTGACTATCTCGTCTCCAGGATTTTGCATTGCTTTTTTTAACATTGCAGCATCTTCTTTTTGTTCTGGAAACTTCTCGTAATATCTTTTATTTGCATCAGCAACGTCTTGAACGCTATATTGTTTAACGCCTAGTCTAGGTGACTTGCTTGCTTTTTTAAATGGGTTCATTATAAGTCCTCCGGTGTACTTAATTTTTTATTCAATATACCTTGAAAACAAGATTGTGTAAAGGTAGGAAGCATCATTTCGCTTATAATATTTTTACTATGGCC